GGATGGGATGCAAAGTCTATCTCACTAGCATTGGTAAACGTAAAGTCTACCCCCAGTGTCTTCTGCACCCCATCGACATACACAGCGATATCGGATTGGGATAAATAGTCAAAGTTAAAGGTTAACGCCTGACTAGCTTGCCCATTCGATATGATTTCTTTTCTTGAAATTGGCATGATGTTTCTTACCTATTGGTTTCTAGTAGGCGTGTCCCAGCCTTCTGGTTTATTTTCCTGTTGCGATACTCCATGTAGAAATCTGGATATTTAGCAAACAACTGTTGTCGTGCCGCTCTTTTGTAGGTGGACATGATTTTACTGATTGCTTTGATTTCATTTGTCTGGAACTCACCATCGTAGACCCTGTTTTCATCACCAGCGCGATACTGAGGGCTTTTCATAATCTTCTGTAACGCTTGCATTAGTGTAAGTCCGCCAATACGAGTAGTCCCCATAAACTGGTTATAATCAGACAACTGTTCGCTGGTTAGCTCAATCTTATTGATGCGCCGCGCTGGCCCTTTGAACGGATAGTTTAATGCCATCAGTTCAGCCCCAACAAACTCTGTAGTCTTGTCAGGAACGATAGGGAAGCCAGTAGAGAACGCATCAGGGTTTCTGATTGATTCGCCAGTTAGCCAGTTATACTTCTTAGGTAGATTATCAACCATCATTGGGATACGGCGTTGGAACTTATCAGCAAGTCCAACAGCTTCCCGTAGCTCTGGGTAATTATCATCACCCATAGCCTGTATACCTTCTACAACTTGCAGAGGAGCGGCTGGCAGAAAGCTGGTAAGAATACCATCAGTGATGTTTGTGACCTTGAATATTTGATTAGGGTCATCTGTTTGTAACGCTGAGAACAGATTAGAGATACCTTGAAGGTAAGCCTTATCCTGAAGTGTGGTGGAAAGCGCAAAGACAGCGGTAGAAAATACATCTTCTACTTCAGAACCCGCCATGTGTTTATTAATGTCAAACACGTTAGCCATCAAACCAACAGGCATAAAAAGAGGGTCAAAGCGGTTATATGAAACCCATTCATCACCTATTCGGATACTGTACGGTTGATTACCAGCGTTTCTCCAAAGCCTGTTCTGGTCTGGTAGGGCTGGTCCTGCGCCTGTAATCTTTCCTTCCATCGCATAGATAAGCGCACCACCAAGGAATGTAGTACCAAGAGTGGTACGTCCTATCATCTGTGCTTTTTCAGCGGGTGTGCCGTTCTTCAGAGTATCCCGATATCGCTTTGATGCAAAGTTTACCAATGGGGTTCTCTGTGCCGCACGAACAATCAAGTTTGTTGGTGTACGGATAAACGGTAAAAAGATTTGAAACGAAGGGTGCTGTTGGACCCACTGTTGTAGCTTCAAAGCCTTTGAGCCATCCAGTAGGTCTTCAGTAAACGTAATCTCACGAGAATACTGTAGGGCTTCCATATCAGTACCACGCCCTGTACCATCAAGTGAATCTGATACTCGCTTGAGTGCATACTTTTGTGCGGCCTTTGGGTCATTAGGAAACTTCAGTTTTGCTTCTTGCATACCATCGGCAAATACTCTTGAGCGATAGTTAATCTGTTTGAAGAACTCGTCTTCTGCTCCAAGTGCGCGGAGTGAACCACGAGTAATCTTACCGATAGTGTCCAGATTTCGACCAAGCAACGTATCGGACTTAATACCAACAAACGAAGAGTTTATTTTGTTCTGTACTTCGTTTCCGTCCAGCTTTGTGTTTGCTGGGTCAAGGTAGTTTCTCTCTGCCTTGAGAGATGCTTTTGACATCTCAATAGAGTCTTTGAAAGTAGAACTCAAACCCATTAAATGGTATGTAACATCATCCCGTATCTCACGGGCGGCTTTACCACCGATAAAGGGTTGCATGAGGTAAGAACCAGCATATCTCTCCATAGGAACCAAAACGGTTTCCGTGAAGCCCGATAGGGTATTCGTTACGTGTGTTTTTATATTGAACAGAATCATTGAACGGAATAATTCACCCGTTATAGCCGTACCTTTGAAGACCGCACCGCGACCTTTAATGTTAGCCGCCGCTCTGCTAATCTTTGATAAGTCACCACCAGTGCCACGTAAGACTGTTCGGAACTGTTCTAGTGTCTCTTTACCACCCATACTCTTAACAGATTCATCAAGAGCCTTTAGGTCAAAGATTTTTTCTTGGCGCATACGTAGCGCACGACCCATACCAGTTTCGATGCCTTGAACACCAGCAAGTAACTGGTTAAAGTTTTCTAGTTCAGATTGTGCTTTGATTTGGATGTTAGGGTCTGCGTCATACTTTGGGTTTTCAAACAAGCGATACATACGCTCACCTGATTCCTTCAACATAGACTCAATCGCGTGTACAGCAAAAGTTGCTTCCTCAATAGATTTAGCATGTCTGAATCCTACACTCATAATTTCTTTAGGTGTAAGCCCAGTCATTTCAGATGCACGTACTGCGGCCTCTTCAAAAACATCTTGTACGCCCTGTTTGCCACGGACTCTATCAAGCATAGGTTTTGCCGCGTTCATGGTTTCTTGAAGCACTGAAGCGACATCATCAACATAGTCAGTAGTAAGAACATCACCTTCTTTAGTACGATTAAAGAACTTTACATTTTTAGCTTCGCTAAATACCTCAGTGATATCCTTTGGCTCTTTAACGCCAGCTACTAACGCCTTTACCTGTGCCGCGTTAGATAACTTTGGTTGTTTTGGCTTCTGTACGCCTGTTTTAGATGGTGTTACTGAAACCTCTTCAGGTAGCTTTTTAACTGTTGTACCACTGCTAGTAATGAACCGTGGCATGGACAGCTTGTCATCAATAGCTTCTGCAAGTTGCTTCTTGGTTGTCTTGTCAGACATAGGAAGCCCTAGTGCTTTTGCTTTTTGTACAAGTGTTCCTTTATTGTCCCGTAGGAGAACATCTTGGCGTGACCTACCAGCCTTGAATGATGCTCTATCCAAATCGTCAGCCATAACTTCGATGGTGTTTGTAAGGTCTACCTTTGAGATGTCATCACCAGCTTCCTCAAGAGCCTTTTGCTCCTTATCTGCCGCCTTGACCCTCTTTTTGTGTTCATTACTTTTGGCTACACGCTTCTTTGTTTCCTTTGCGTTAACCGTGGTTAACTCTTCGGTAACTTCTTTTTCTGTAGCTACAGAGTCTGCACCCTTACGTACCCTCTTGACACCACGGGCAATAGCAAAAAGACCCTCAAGTGGACCAGTTAGCATTAGGTCTTCTGCCGCCATCTTTAATCGGCGTTCAGCCTGAGTATCATCTTCATCTGACTGTAAAAACTCCGTAACAGGGTTTTGTAGTGCAGGAACTTTCTGGACAATATCTGACAACCTCTCTTCATAAGGGTTGTGAGCAATCATTGATGAAGCCGCTGAGTTGCCAGCAGATGCTGAGATTTTATCTAGCTTTCCGCCCTCTTTGACTTCTTTTGGTTTACCTATTTTTTTAGAAACAGCTTTCGTAGCACCCTTAATTGACCCTGCAAAAAGTTTTTGGCCAATCTTTAATTTACCAGCCCCAACTAAACCAAAACCAAACTGAGAGATATCCTCAGTAATTTGACCCGCCATAGTAACTGGGCGAGGGGGTTCAAAGAACAGTCTTTCTGTTTCATCATCAAACCCTTCCCACTCTTGTCCAAGAACATACCCAGCACCTTCTACAAGACTGTCAGCCGCCCAACGGGTAAACTGGTAGGTTTCCTCTGCGGCATCTACACCGCCAGCAAAGACACCCTTTGCCATATCACCGCCAACCTCATACCAAGCTAGGTCTTGGGCAACAGACTGATTTAGACGGTCACGTAGTTGAATAATTTCTTGTTGTTTCATGCTTATGCTCCGCCATCCATTGGGTCTATGTCATTTGAGCCTATTGAGCTACCTTCATTTTTTTGCACTACTGCACTGGCTCTAAGTCTCTCCTGTTCAGCGACAAACTCTTCAACAAACCGCCTAATAGCAACGTCAGGGTCAACACCCCCAGCGACCAGAGGGGCTAGAAGCATTCCAAGGTCTGTTGTGGTTAGCCAGTTTCCTGATTGATTTGGATTTTCCAACACTTTGAAGGCTGTGTTAGCCATAGCCGCATAGGTTGACATAGGCTTATCCCAGCCAGTACCAGAAGGGCTTTGCCAAGGAGACTTACCCTGATTCCAGTTTGAGAGTGTTGTATCATCGGCTGGTGGAATGTTTTCTAGCAGTACGGCTCTGTTCTGTTCTTCAGCTTTGTCCCTATAGAACTTCTGAAGACGTTGAGCCTCTTTATCAATCTTTGCCATAGCCGCATCACGAGTTAGGCTACCTTTTTCTACTTGTGGGATAATATCCCTTATAAAGTAGGTCAGGTCACGCTTGGCGTTGTTGGCTAAAAGGTTTCTATTAGCATCATTTCCAAACAAACCGTCTAACGTGGTTGTCTGCTTGATAGCCCCTTCCAAGGCTGTCTCAATGCCTGTGATGCCATACTCTTCCTTAAACCTTGAGTATGTCTGGTTGTTTAGGTTTTCCAGTGTTGCCGCATCGTTAACAGATAAATTCTTTTCTTTAACAGCTAGGTCAATCTGGGCTTCCATATCGTTACCATCAGAAATGCCTTGATAGATTGATTCAAAGGTTGTCTGGTCACTAACTTGCTTAATCTGTCCTCTATCCTGAAACTCACCATCAACATAAGCACTCTCAGATTGGCTGAGTACAGCAAGTCTGTTTCTCTGTTTTATGGTTTCTTCGCTGTTCCACCAATCGCTGTTATATTTGTTTTTCTGTAAGCCCTCTATAAGTTCTTTACGCAACTTAACAGCATCTCTTTGGTCTTCTTTTAGCTCTTGTTCAAACGCTTCGGTTTCTGCCTTATCTTCAATACCCTCAAGCGTTGAGCGTAGTGTTTCGATACCAGCTTTGTTGGACACACCGTAGACAGAACTCTTGTTCTTGAGTCCAGCTAATGTCTCTAAAACTTGTTCCCAATTACCACCCTTGGCGGCTTGTTCTCTGGCCTCACCCTCAAGGAAATTAACTGCTGTATCAAGTACGGTCTTTGCGTCACCACCTTGGTCAATAGCAGTTTGAATACGAGCATTGATTGATGCGGTTACCTGTGAAGATATGTTCTTACTTTGTTGGTCAAACATATCATCCATTGTTTCAAGGTCAGTTGTTAGCTCACCAATAAGAAGGTCATTGCGGCTATCCCTTGCTTTCTTCAGTTGATGCTCAAAGTTTCGCTGTTGTACTTGAGCTTCAAACCGCTGTGTTACTTCGTTAAATTCTTCGTTAAAAATATCAGACCGAAACCCGTCTAATCCATTCTTTTCTGCATACTCTTGGCGTGTTTTGTTAGCCCACGTATTGAAGTCGAAATTATCCGTGTCCTTCTCTGTGTCCCAACCAACAATAAGCTGGTCACCAAAGTCTTTTGCGTGGTTACGAAGTAACGAACGAGCATAGCCCTCCACCCAAAAGGGTGATTGGGTTTCATCTATCTCACCACTTTTAATTTTCTTTAAGAAAGTCTGACGCTCCTCTGGGGTAGCGTTGTAAAAGGTTTTTTCACCTTGGGCTGATTGCTCACCCTTTATTTCATCTTTTTTTTCATCAATGAATCTGTTTACTGCTGGACTAAAGTTACTCAACGCATTGAGTATTTGTTTAGAGCGAACATCTTCTGTAGGAGCCGAAGGCCGTACATAGGAGTCTACAGGCCGTGCAACCACGTTCTGTACACCACCCAAAGACCGCAGTCTTGAAGTATCCACTTTAACTCGTCTTGGTGCCATTTGTATCTCTCTTTAATCTTCTTTTAAGTTGTAGCTGTAGACAGGTTTTTTGTCCTTGCTGAGTTGCCTATAACCATCAAGCGCAACGCCACCAATCTGTAGTCCACTTGCTAATAGGCTTGGGCGTGTGCCTTGCTGTACGCTGGCTATGCGTCCCTCTGCTTGCGACAGAAGACCCTCACGGTCTACCTTGCCTTGCTGAAGAATTGAGTCGAAGTTTCTGTTAATAGTTCCCTCGTTGTTTAATCGTGTACGTTCAATATCTGATAGCAAGCCAGCAATCGACATACCCGCAACACCCGCTTCACCAGCGGAGGCTAATTGCCTACCTTTTAATTTTGCGGCCTCTATGTTGCTCTGGAACTTCTTGTCCATCGCGGCGGCTCTCTCTTGTTCTTCGCGTAAGGAAAGCTGTCTGGCTTGCTCAAGCATTGACCGCTGGGCAAGGAGCTTATTCTGGTTAAATTTTGCAGTTTGGGCTTTTGCCGTAGCACTGGCTTGCTGGGCTTGCATCAAAGCCGTAGAAGCAGAAATAGCTGTGCTTACAGCAGTCATTCCAACAGTGGCGGCGGTAGCCGAAGATGCACCCAGAGCTGTACCAATCGTTACAAAACACATTTGGCTAACTCCTAATTCTTATAAATTCGTAAAATGGTTGTGGGTTTACCCCATATTTTTTGTGGAGGTTTATAAAGGTAAACCCAAGGAATTTTAGCCACTTGAGAGTTTTGTGGTTATCCTTGGCAACATAATTAACAAGGACAGAATATTTGCCTTGCGTGTTGTTCACCCATTCTTTGCTTTCCTTGATGAACTTACGGGCTGTACTTGGCTCGTATAGACCATCGCTTGCCAGCATCCATGGAACACCTATGTTTCCCATGTTGTTAACACCGAACATACCTATAATGTCCTGTTTATCACTTATGATGGTGTTGCACTCCTCAGACAGTAAAAAAGAGAACTGTAAGGCTTTTAGCGGCTCTAATCCGTGTGAAGCCCACACTTCTCTTTTGTCTGAATCTCTGAGGTTTGGCGCAAGTACCTTACAGTCCCCGAACTTTGACGGGCGGTAGTAAGCCATGCGTTTATATCCTTCTGGAACGCTCGTGGTAAAAACCTTCCCACTCAGCCGACTGAAAAGTCGATGGTAAGAAGCTATCGTTTTCAAGCTCAATATCTACGTTGGATGAGTTAGATAAAATGGGAAACGTGAATGTCCCACTATCAATGGATACTGTACCAATTAGATTGTTGATGCTACCAAGGTTACGTCCTGTGAATGTGGTTGTGTTTGTAGAACGTCTAAGAGGCGTAACTTTAGCTCGGAAGAAGCCACTATCGTTATATACAATGTTCCAGTTGCGAAGCTGTAGCCGACCAATAGTAATTGGTTGGTCATTATTCTTCATAACCTGTTCGGAGAACTTGTATTTGAACGTGTAAGGAATCCCAGCATAGACAACCTTATTATCCGCCAGCGTGGCGGCTAAATCGGAAGATGCTATGGTCTGTCCGTCCTGACGTACATAAATTGTAGTTGAATCCGTGTAGGGTAGAGAAGTTGTCCCGCCTGTGGTCAACTTTACACGCCTGTCTAGTAGCACTGGATGGTTATTATCCATTACACTTACTGACGTATCTACAGATAAATCGAGCTTTTCAAGACATACGCTAGAGCCTCTTTTTATAATCATAAAGATTTCAGATTTATTGAAATCGAGGTTTAGGACATCACCACCAAAAACCCAAGATGACCAAGAGGATTGAAGTTTCTCCTGTCCGCCCCAGTAATATTTATAGACGTAGACAGTCGATTTGTTTGTAGCTGTCAGACAAGCAAGCATATCCTCATTGGAAGAGGCTGATAGTTTTATAACTTCACCAGATACGTAATCAGGTACGTGCGATGTAATGTCAGCCGCATCGTTTGTTTCCGCCTCAACATCTACAAAGTATTCGCGTACACCAGAGAAGTTTCCGCGCTTCGTGGGAAAGAAAACATACTTACCAGCACCTACAGGCTTTGCGCGAAGACTCGCCTCAAACTGTGTAGTTACATCAATGGATACTGTATCAGGAGCCAGTAGGTCTACGGCAGATAGCTTAAACTGTGTTAGGTCTGAGAATAGTAACAGTTGCTCTGAGAAGGGAACAGCGTGTTTGAGAATTGATACTTGGTTGTTAGAAACTGCGACATCAATCGGCGCGGAGTCTACGAGTGTGAGAACGGTGTTTTGGAAGAAGTTAAAGTAAGAACCAACCTCTGACATGATGACATTCTCTTCGGACAGAACACCAAGCCTGTTTCTATGAAAGAAGAGGTCATTCAGTTTATATCCTACAAACGATGGGAACGGGTTTGTGTCGTCATCCCCAGCCTTTCTCTCATTCCAAGTTGCTGGTTGGAATGTGAATGTTCCGTTTGCATTCCGAATAAGCTGATGAGGCATTGTCGTGTTATCGAACTGCTTCTCAATAGAAGGTTTAGTAACCTCTTTCCAAACCAACTGACCATTACCATCTGGGTCTTGAAACTGAACATAGTAATCATCTTGGTTCTTGTTGTTGTCACCAACCACCTCAATAAGAAAACCCTTTTTACCTTTTGGTGGTAACTTTTTGAAATCCGCAGTTTGCCCCTTAAATGCTAACAGAAACGTGTCACCACGGGAGTCAGTAGCAGATACGTCAAAGGCCGCACCATCATCTCTTTTGATATACAGTACGTTATCCAAACGTTGCTTTGTAAAACCAGCGGGTAGGTTAAGGCCCGCATCCAAGTCAAACATAATTTTGTTGGTTCTAACATCCGATTGATTAGCGGCATTAGAGCTATCTAGTGTTTGCTTAGTGGAGGTGTAAGTCTGTCCACCATAGGACACTTTAATCGTAAAATCTGTCTTATAGTCACCTTGCTTACAATAGAACATCGCTTCTGATGGTCTGGATGGGGTGAGATTGCTAGTGTCCTTTGCAACCACCTTGGTCTTGTTAACTATAAAGGTGTAGTCAGCGATGGTGGTGGCAGATATCTCTGTAGAGGGGTCTGTCAGGCCACTAAGGTAGTTGATAGCGGTTGCGGGTGAAGATGTAACCGTTTGTTCCACACCAGCCGCATCATAAACCTTTAGTACACCAGAAGTAATTATCATGGTGTATGACTCAGCCTCATCCCTTCGGATTGTGTGGATGAACGCGGAGTCAATACTGGAAGGCACGTTAGCAAGTGTAGCGATATGTTGTGTGGCAGGGCGTTTTTCCAGCCCGTTCACCACAGTAGACAGACCGTTTTCTTGAAGCTCTGCTTGTGTGTTCAAACGAAGTGATGCTGGTTGTTGTGACACCCCATTGATGAGGTTTGGTATTGAAGCAGAGATTAAGGTCATCTTAGAGTACCCTTCCACCTAATCTATCTACGATGTAGTAGACGGATAAGTTATCAAATATCGTGTTATCGTTCACTTGTCCTTCAGCATCCTCTAGCTCAACTTTTGCCAGTAGCTCATCTCGTTGCTGGTAGCCGTGTAACTCAGCCGAACCAACAACCCTGTCCTGAAAGACACGAGCCGCCTTCAGCGTGATGTAACGCCTTGCGGCTTCTGGTAGGTCTGTAAACTCTAGTAGAACAACAGTGTTCATAATTACTTCAGTTGTGTCCGTAGAGAAAAAGAAGCTATTTGTAGCGCGGTTGTATAACTTGCTACCACGCTGTACCACATCAAGATTGGCTTTACGGTCTTGAGCCATGTCAATGCGAAGAACATTATCTGGTATTGTTATTTGGTTTGTTGAGTCAGGAGTGAAAGATTTCTTGAGGTCAGTGTTAAATGACCAACCTTGCGATTGGACTTCTCGACTAGCAGAATCAAGGATAGTTTCGGCTGTTTCAGCATCAACAAGACCAGAGGTAAGTGAGTTTACAGGTGTTTCGCCAATAGAACTGAGAAGCGTGTTAACTGCCTCTAGTTTTGTAGTAGCTGTAAGTGCCATTACGCTTTCCTCTTCTTCTTCTTAATCTTCATGTTTTTATATTGCTCAAGAATGCGCCGACCTTTTGCTACGGCAGATGCTTTGTCACCAAAGTGACCCCATGCTTCTAGCGATAGTTTCAAACGGGTCTTCTTGCCATCCTTGTTGAGTGGCCCCGCGGCTGAACCCATGCGAGTAAGAAATGAACCCTTCCGCCTTTTCTGTTCTGGTGTATTGGCGGCTTTCTTGACGGGAGCTTTGAGATTTCCACCTGTCTTTGCATTGTAAGAAGCTCGACCTTTGGCGTTCAGTCCGCCTTTTGCGTTCTGTCCCGCCTTGCGTTGCCATGCGGGTGTCTTCGCCATAATTAGCCACCCTTTTTCTTGAGGTACTTACGTCCGCCAGCTTTTTTCATTTTGACCGCTGGGTTGCTCTTTGTTCTCTCAGCGTTCATTGGATGCCGTGGGTCAGACTCGTGGAACTTACCTTTTTCTTTTTTGTATTTATCAAGCTCTGTTTTTGTCATGCTCTTGTTCTCTTTTTTCTGTTTGTCTTGCTTGAAGTTCCGCATACCTTCTTTGTTGTAGGCATACTTTTTTCCATTTAATTGTGGCATCACGCTCTCCGATATTTTCTGGTTTTGTTAGCAATAGACTTGGGTTGCTTGGAGAATTGTTTTCCCTTGGCGGTGTCTTCTCGCTTCTTTCTATTCGTTGCCGCCCTTTCGGACGGTGTGAGTGATGCAACCGCTTTCTTGGGAAGGTAGCGGGACTCACCTTTTTTACCCGCATATTGCCAATCCTGTTTTCCCCATTTACGAAGTTTGTTAGATGACTTTTTTGCACCAGAGTATGAACCACCATCTTTCTTGTAATATTGAACAGCCAACTGCATTGCACGGGCAGAGTGCTTTCCACCCATCTTCGCCTTGGCTCTTGCTTTAGCCGCTTCCCATTTCTTCGGGTCACGTTTTATTGCTGTACTCATAGAACCCTCTATAAAACGAAAAAAAGGGAGTTCCCCATATGAATGAGAAACCCCCTAAATTTTGAGTTAACCGTGGTTAACTACCCTATGCAGTCATCAGTGCGATTGCACAAGCAGGGCGAAGGACGTTATGGCCCATCGCGTACTTAGCAACCATTAATGTGCCTTGACGGTTAATTTGGTACTCAGACTCAACGCCCAAGTCCATCAACTTAACAGTAGCAACAGCATCACGAGTCATAATCAGACCACGAACTTTCGCGGCAAGGTCAACAAGGTTTACACCATCTGTTGTAGTGTTAGTGATGTCGTAAGCAGTTGTACGACCTGAACCAGCAGAGTTAGCCAACGGACGGTTGCCCTTTGACTGACCCTTAGAACCGCCAGCAACCTCAAGAAGGTCTGCGGTTACAAGGTGGTTCGACATAACTACTGGCATACCAGCGATTGTTGGAACAACACCTGACGCTACTGAACCATTGCCACCGAAGTCGCGGTTCATGTATGTCAGCTTATTGCCATCAGTTACATCAAGCAGAGCGTAATACTGGTCTGGTGGGAGTACAACTACTGCACCACTCTCGTAGCCTACGTTCTTCTTATCGAACTCTTTCTTAGCGTCAAAGATTGACTTAGCGATTTTAGCTGGGTCAATAATATCTGCGCCACTACCAGTACCGATTGTAATATTATCAGTAAAGTCTTCTTCAGTGAACGCTTTGTAGTCCTGTACCAGTGCGGCGGCACGGGTAGCGTTGGTTGAAAGCGCGGCCTTCAGAGCAGTACGTAGGATGTTCTTATCTGCTTCAGTAGCCAGTGCAATACCAGCTTCTTTAGAGTAAGTAGAACGAACATCATAGTGGTTAATCGCTTCATCAATGTTTGTGATGAACTGACTAGAGATGAGCAAGTCATCAATAGTTACGATACGTTCTGAAGCTCGTACCTGACCACCAGTAATTTCGTTTCCGGGGGTGTGGTACTCAGCAGTTGTGCGTCCAAGCATCGGGAATGATGCTGACTTCCCCTTAGTGATTGTGCGAGTCCGAATGAGCGGCATCATAATGTTCTTAGCTTCAAAGCTAGTAAGAATCTCACCAGCATACAGCTTTAAGAACAAATCACGCACATCACCAGAAAGGTTTGTTTGGCCTAAACGGGATACGTCATAGGCTGGATTAGATGCGCCTTGCATTGCCATCTTAATCTCTCCTTTATAAGTGTTGTGATTTAGTTAGTTGTTATGACCACTCAGCCTCTTCTCACTCCCTTTCTCCGACAAGATTGTCCCTCGCAAGGGGTCAGGGGGTAGTCGTTCATGTGCTTTGGCTTTGTGTATATAAAAAAGAGGTGAGACAAAAATCCCACCCCTCTTAGTATTTGGAGACAGTGTTTATAGTACCGAAGACTGTTGTAACCTACGGGCTACTTGGTCACGGTATGCAGAGTCTTTCTCGTACCTTGGGTCAGACATAGCGGACGTTAGTTCCGCCAGACTGTTGAAAGCCCCTACTGAATTACTGGATGCTTCACCACCAACTAGGTTGGGTTCTACACCAGCTTCGGAACGGTAACGAGCGGCAAGACCTTGAATTGCAAACATTGCTGTACCCATATCGCCACTGTCAACGGCTGAGTTAAATGCGTCTTGCTCTGCTTCAGATAATGAGGTGGAAGCCCACTGCATCATATCGTTATAGCCTTCTTCGCTACCTACGGTATTAAATGCTTGTTGGCGGGTTGATTCCATAATCGCCATCTGACCGTCAATAAATTGGTCTACAACATCTGACGGGATACCAGCTTTTTCAAGCGTATCATAATCGTTATCAGATAGACCGCCTTCTTCCCAGAAGGTGTTCGACATGGTATCAAAGTCAATACCGTTTTCGTTTAGAAACTCTTGGACTTCTTCTGTTTCCATATCGTCTACAGAGCTTTCTGCTTCTTCGTCAGGTTCGCTCTGTTGGTGAAATTGCTTCTCAAGATTTGAGTAGGCATCTGCCATATCTTGAGGAGACTTAAACTTCTCTGGTAGCCACTCTGGGCGTTCCTCAGAAGTATTATTAAGACCTTCCGCCTTTTCAACCATCTCTTTAACATAGTTTGGGTCTTCAGGCGGTTGCTCTTGATGGGTATTTAGTACGTCAACCATTACACTGTCTCTTCTTCGGTTGGTTGATTCATCATTTGTCCGACAATCTCAGGGGCGGCTTTTTCAGCCATCTTACCCATTGTCTGTTGTGTCAACGCTTGCTCTTGTGCCATTTGCATAGCTTGTTGCTCTTGTGTCTTTTGCTCTAGTGTTTTGACTAGACCACCAGTATCAATTCCAAGAGAAGCCCCTAGTCGGTCAATGTAATCATCAACATTTAGGTTTTGCGCTATAATCTCAGGACCAAGAGGCTGTAGCATCTGTAAGAACTGAGACAACTTATTTAAGTCCTGTCCTCGCCCAAGGGCTTCGATGCCTGTGACAATCTGTGGCTTAACAGCATCCTTTGGCATCTTTGGCATTTTGCCTGTGCGTTCAAGACGAGCCAGCAACAGCTTTACAAGTGGGAATTGAAACTCTTGAGATAGAATACTATAGACACCGCCAAGGGCAGTCTCTAGCTCTTGCGCCATATAGCGAACTTCTTCAGCAGTAACACGTTCAGCGTTTCGCTGGACTGCACTGTTGAGTAGGAAAGCAAACTGCAATCTTTCTGTAATACGAAGTGCAGTTTCCTGTGCAACCCTAAAGTCATTATACTTTTGAACTTGAAGGGTTGTTACATCGTTAGCATCACCCTGTACGATAGCCCCATTAGGTGCTTGAGCGAGGGTGGCTTGTTTGGTTGTACCGTTAGGACGAACCAAGAATAATACTTTTGATGACGCGGCGGAGCCTTCTACGATAGCTCTAGTAAGAGCCTCAAGACTTCGTAAGTCACCTATATACTCTTCGACATAGCCCCGCCCATAATCTTCACCATCAATTCTGGTTAGGCGAAGGGGTATGAAGGGTACACGGTCAAGAGGGTAGGTTCCTCTGGTAGAAGGGATTTGGAAACCCATTACCTCTTGATATACCTCAAATTTGTTTTCTTTACGACAAATGTATGTGTAAAGGTCTAATGATTTTGTGTGTGTATCAGTCTCGCTGTAGTCCTCAGATTGACTCAGCATCTCCTGTGCTTCTTTAGGTAGCATCAGGGGTGATACGGACTCCTTGGTGATAATCTCCATGACGTTACCCATCGTGTCACGTTTAACAACGTAACGGTCAATGCGAAACACCTTCATACCACCTTCTTTTGGTAGGTAAACTAGGGAGTTACCAGCAACAATAAGTTGCTTTAGAGCCTCGTGAATTGGTACACGAACCGCAGAACCTTCGATTTCTTGCATCCCAGCCCGTTCTATTCGGGCAAGAGCCTCTTCGACTGCACCACGAGCATCCTTGCCAGCCATTGCTTCAATATCAAAATCATCAATAGAGAGGCGAAAGAAGGGTGAGTTTGGCGGCAATAGTGCCATTAGGAGTTTGCTGGCTAGGTTGTTTACACCTCTTGCCCCTACAGATTGGTAGGGGGTTTTGTAAACTGTGCTTCCAGTATGTCCTGACGGTGGAATAAGTGTAGGGATTGTTAGCTCTGAGGCGTCCCTTGCACGTTCAAGAAATGAATGTCTATGTGACTCAAGCTGAGAGTACCGACCAGCAACGGACTTACTTTTTTCCATTTGCATAAGGATATCTCCACTAATTACTTAGGTACGTTCACACCCGCTCCACTACCTACACCACCAACAGCACCACTATCTTTCTTTGGTATCTTGAATTGGTTCTTACCCATACGTCTACGCTTCTTGACGTTTGACGCATTGTTTGGGTTAGATTGTTCCTCAGAATATAGAGGGGTAGATGCACCCGCCGCCACCTTCTTTTCAGGTGCTGGTGCGGGTTTTGGGGCTGGTTTTTTAGGCTTCACTACTTTTGGTAAAACCCGTCTAATTGGTTTAGGTAGTCTTTTAACAATCTTCTTAACTGGCGGAGCGCACATTAACTTCCCCCTTTTGGTATGTTGAGGCCAGTACCACCAAGGCCACTGACGTTCACGTTGTTTTGAAGGGGTACTTTGAACATGCCTTTACCGCGCTTCTTCTTCTTTAACTGCCCAGACGTTGTATCCACAGCATTAAAGTCAATATCACTATTTGATAAAGGAGATGCGGCAGATGACGGTGGTGGTGCAGGGGGGTCAGGCATTTTTGGCATTTTTGGTTTGAATGGACCAACACACATAATTAGGTTTCCTCGTCCTCTGGAAATTCGGTTAGTTGGCGTATCTTTTCGATAACGCTCTGTTGCCCTTGTAAGAACCGAACTTCTTCAATACCTATCTTTGCATCTTTTGGTATGCGGTCAGGGTATTGGCGTTCTAGGTACTCTAGGACTTCTTTAGTTATTA